ATGCGACAGCTGTGTATTATAATTTTAACCATTTTTTGGAGTAGTGCGGCTCTAGGAGAAACTGCAACAATACGTGATCATTTTAAATCAGTGATCAATAAAACTCCATATCAAGTCGAGGTATGTCAAGACGTAACCGTTTCCGGTGATAAAACAGGTGATGCTCTTAAAGGAGCTATCATTGGTGGTATTATTGGTAATAATGTTGGAAACATTGAAAATGGAGGAGCAGCGGGTGCTATTATTGGGGGTATTTTAGGTCATAGTAATAGTAATGCTACAGGAGGAACCCGTAGACAGTGCAGAACTGAAACCAGATTTAACGAAGAAAGAGTAGAAGTGTATTCTCATTCAACTGTGTCTTTTTACAGCGGCGGTAAGCAATATACTCTGAGATTTACAAAATGAGTGTTCTAAATACAAATTCCACTAATCACCTAACAGCTAAAATGTTTTTTGACGATGAAGAACTTGGAATGCAGAGATTCGATACATTAAAATATCGTGCCTTTGATAAACTCACCGATAAACAATTAGGATTCTTTTGGCGTCCAGAAGAAGTAGATATCTTAAGAGATGCTAACGACTTCAAAGACTTGTCAGAGCATGAACAGCACATCTTTACAGCTAATTTAAAACGACAGATTGTACTAGACAGTGTACAAGGAAGATCTCCTAATCTAGCTTTTCTTCCAGTAGTAACAATTCCTGAGTTAGAAACCTGGATTGAAACTTGGGCATTTTCTGAAACAATTCACAGTCGTTCTTATACGCATATTATTCGTAATGTGTACCCTAATCCTTCAAAAGTATTTGATGAGATGATGGATATTAAAGAGATAGTTGACTGTGCTGAGTCCATCTCTAAACATTATGATGAGTTTATTGAGATGGTAAAATGGTATGAGTTGTTTGGAGAAGGTGAGCATAATGTCACTTCAGAAGAGCAAGGTGACCCAGTTGACGGGCAGGTGTTGTCTGTATCAAGAAAACATGCCACAAAAAAGATTGACTTATACGAGCTAAAAAAGAAACTATATCTATGTCTTGCAAGCGTTAACATCTTAGAAGGTGTAAGATTCTATGTCTCATTTGCTTGCTCATGGGCCTTTGCAGAACTAAAGAAGATGGAAGGCAATGCCAAAATAATTAAACTCATTGCAAGAGATGAAAACGTACACTTAGGATCAACCCAACAAATCTTGAAACTGCTTCCTCAAGATGATCCTGATTTTAATAAGATTGCGAAAGAATGTGAGCAAGAAGTCATTGAAATGTTCTTAGAAGCGATTGAGCAAGAAAAGCAATGGGCAAACTACTTGTTCAAAGACGGTTCTATGATTGGACTTAATGCAGATCTTCTCTCTGACTACATTGAGTGGATTGGTAATAAAAGAATGACTGCTATCGGAATCAAATCACCTATCTCTGTCCCAAGAGCTAACCCATTACCTTGGACACAAAAATGGATTTCAGGTGCTGAAGTACAAGTTGCGCCTCAAGAAACAGAAATCTCCAGTTATGTAATTGGAGGAACAAAACAAGACGTATCTAAAGATACATTCAAAGGTTTTTCTTTATGATTGATTTAAACAAATATAAAGACTTTGTTAAAGAAGTCACAAGCCAAGAAAGTAATAATAAAAGACAGCTTACTCAAAGACTAGATGCCTTAGACGCAAAAGTAAATATATCTCTTTTACTAACTGGATCTATTGGATTAGCTAGTGAAGGAGGAGAGTTTAGTGAAATTGTAAAGAAATGTGTATTTCAAGGTAAACCATTGGATGATGATACCATTTTTCATATGAAGCGAGAGCTGGGTGATATTATGTGGTATTGGATCTCTGCCTGTAGATCACTCGATTTAGACCCTAATGAGGTAATCGAAGAAAATGTAAATAAACTTAAAGCACGTTATCCCGGCGGTGAGTTTGATGTTCACTACTCAGAAAATCGTCAAAAAGGTGATCTTTAATGAAAGTAATAGTATGGAGTAAACATAACTGTCCTTTTTGTGTCAGAGCCAAGCACGCCTTAACTGATAAAGGCTTGGATTACGAGGAGAGAATTATAGGAGAAGATTGGACTAAAGAGCAACTTTTAGAAATGGTCCCCGATGCCCGATCAGTTCCACAAATTATAATTGATGAAAAAGTAATCGGCGGGTATACTGAAATGGTAAAGTATTTAAGTACTTTAGACATACCTGATACATTCTTAAAAAGGAATTAAATGCCAAACGGAAACGGTAAACACCATCTTAAAAAAGTCAGAATTGACGACCTTTTAACCTTCAGCCCTATCACCCCCAACCAAGAAAAAACCTTTCAGTCTTATCATAATAATAAGCATCTTTTACTTCATGGCATAGCAGGAACTGGTAAAACATTTATGAGTCTCTATTTAGCTTTGGAAGAAGTTTTAGACACTAGCACTATTTATGATGATATTTTCATTGTCAGGTCAGTAGTCTCTACTCGAGATATAGGATTTTTACCTGGAGACGAACAAGAAAAAGTTTCAATATACGAAGCTCCTTATAGATCTATTTGTAGTGAGCTTTTTGGTATGAAAGACGCTTATGATGCTCTAAAGCAACAAGGTAACGTTAAATTTATAAGCACTTCTTTTATTAGAGGAATCACTTTAAATAACTCTGTTGTAATTGTAGATGAGTGTCAAAACTTAAACTTTCACGAGCTAGACAGTATCATTACTAGGATTGGTAAAAATAGTAAGATAATATTCTGTGGCGATTATACACAGACTGACTTAACTAGAGAAAATGATAAAAAAGGTATTTTAAGGTTTATGAAAATCATTAAAGAGATACCTGAATTTTCTACCATAGAGTTTTTAGTAGATGACATTGTTAGAAGTGACTTTTTAAAGTCTTACATCATTGCAAAATATAAATTAGGTTATGACTATTAAATTTATAGTAGAAACTCTCTCTAGTCCGGATAAACTAGAAGGTTTAGGAGCAGAGTTAGATTTTTCTTATGAACTCGTACACATAAATGACATTGAAAAATATGATAATTGGTTTTACGTTGTAAGAGTGCGAAATTATTTAGACATATTAGATGCTATTGACAAAGGCTTAGAAACCTTAGTTCCTCAAAGAGTGATAGATAATTTAAAAAATGGTTATGTCTTGTTTCAGTTTAGCGAACCCAACAAGGAGTATGAACTAGAAGCTCTTAAAAATCTTACAACCTCAAATAGCTTTTATAAAAAATTTCTGTTCATTACTCTACACAAAGTGGATCACCCTAATTTTATTTTGTTTTCTAGAGGTGAGATGAGAGATAATGATTTACTTAATAGCAAGTTTTCATTACACACCTCAGAACTGGGAAGAATAGTTGGGTCAGATATCTCAACTTTTGAAGATAGAAATTTCTTTTGCCTACTACACACCTATTATGAAAACCCATATAGATTGTTAATTCTAAGCCTACTAGAAAACCTTAATCTTTTAGAAAACGGTTTTGTAAGTGCTTACAATTGTGCAAAAGACTTTACTTATTTTAAAGGTAAACAGCCTTGGGTGGAAGAATTTACTGATAAGTTAACTTTTACATCGTGTAATAGCATTTTCAATGACATCGATATAGACCAAGCTTTTCAAAAAACTAAACTAAATCTTGTCGTTGAGGGTGATATAAACTATAATAGCACATATATTACAACAAAAATAGCAAGAAACTTTTGGAGAGAAAAACCTTTTATCGTATTGGGGCAGCCTGGAACGTTAAAAATGCTCAAAGAACTTGGTTACAAAACTTTTGAACCTTTCATAGATGAGAGTTATGATTTAGAACCTCGTTTTGACCTTAGACTTCTAAAAGCACTAAAAGCTCTTAAAAATACTTTTGATACTTCTCTTGACACAGATGAAATCAAAAAAATATTAAAATATAATCACTCCGTCTGGATTAACAGAAAGTCAGCATCATACAGGGAACTCTATGATTACACATGAATGAGAATTGGGAAAATAAAACTCTCGAGTACGATATTAATAAATACCCTTGGAATGATTGGGTTTTAGAAGAAATTAAAAAACTATTTCCAAGAGTTGAAGAGTTAGATACAGTTCATGAATATATAGATGAAAAAGAAATTTTTAGTCTCTGCGTTTCTATTCAGCAATTATTTATGCGCGACTTAACATGGATGAAGAGACTTTCTAATTTCGCAAAAGAATACATTCCTCCACTAATCAATCATCAAGATTTTCTAATTAAAAGAAATCCTACCTTAAATTTAGTTGTTCCGAATCAACAAAGCATTGGAAGAAGACTACCTTTTCATCAAGGTATTTTTTATGATAATGGTAGAGATCAAGGCACTATCTGGATGCCTCTTACAGAGTCTTTTGATACCAATGCAATGTGGATTATTAACACAGAAGAGTCGAAAAAAATAACTAAAAAAGTAATAGAATACAGCTGGAATTTAGAAAAGTTTGAAGAAGAGTGTTTAAAAGTCGCGTATCCAGTGACCTTATCTCCTGGCCAGGCTCATTTATTTAATCAAGAATCTATTCATGGAAATATTAACAATACCACAAATAAGACTAGAATGGCAATCGATTGGCATGTATTACCTAAAGGAGGCGAGTACCATCGTAGATTACCAGGCGGGTTTTTCAGGCACCCTGACGATTACTCGCAAAATCTAAAGCAAGTCTATTCTCAAAAAAGATACATCACCTACTTATCTAATAATCATAGTATGAGCATAGACTGGCCTAAGAACTTTCAAAGAGCAATAATTGATAATTACTTAGATGAATGTAAAATTAGTAATAATGCCTATCACTTTGAGAATGAGTTTC